AATATATCTGGTACACCAACCTCTGTTACTGGGAGTGATGCCAATGGTAATACTCTTGCTTATGACGCTGGTTTTGTTGACGTTTATCTTAATGGTGTGAAACAAGTCAATGGTACAGATGTAACTGTAACAAGTGGTGATACAGTTACGTTTGCTTCTGCTCTTGCAAATGGCGATGTGGTAGACATTGTTGGTTTTGGTACATTTAATGTTGCGGCAATAAATGCATCAAACATAAGTTCTGGAACATTGCCTAATGCTAGATTGTCATCAGTTCCAAACTCAGCATTAGCCAACTCTTCAATAACAATCAATGGTTCTGCTATTTCTTTGGGGGGTTCGGTAACTGTTGAGACGGATTTTACTTGGGAAACAAAAACATCTGCATTTAACGTATCGGCTAGTCGAGGATACTTTGTTGATACCTCGAGTGGAGCTGTAACAGCTACGCTACCAGCCAGCCCTACTGCTGGTGATACTGTGAGATTTATTGACTTGAGTGCAACATTTGATACTGCTAATTTAACTGTAGCTCGTAATGGTAAGAAGATACAAGGCGATGCAAGTGATATGACTGTCGCTACAGAACGAGCTGGATTTGCTCTGGTATTCTCAGGGGATACTCAGGGTTGGCTATTGATGGAGAAATAATATGAGTACATACGAAGCAAATAGATATGCGTTTCCAGCGTCAGCGATTACGTCTGGCACTTTTGCAAATGCTAGATTGTCGAGTGGGTCAGTTACACAGCATGTAGACTTAACATCACTTTCTGCTGACAACCTAACTTCTGGAACAGTACCATCTGCAAGATTATCTTTAGGTGCATCTGACATTCCAAGCTTGGCAACATCAAAGATTACCTCTGGAACCTTTGCTGATGCTAGAATAAGTTCATCCTCTGTTACTCAACACGCAAGCTCAGTTACAAATACTTCTGGCACTTGGTCACCTGGAGTTAGTCATGGAAGCATAAGTCTTATAAATGCTCACTATCAGCGAGTAGGTGATATTGTACACGCTACAGCACATTGGGCTTCAACAGGTACTTCTGGCACTGACCAATCAACTCTTTTTTATTTTACTGGCTTGCCTGTTACATCTCGTAATCTTGGCAATGCTCACCGCAATGCTGGTCTTGGAGACCTTATATGTAGAGGTGGAGGATTAGGAAGGCTTATAGTAAAATCCAATAGTACTAATGTTTATTATATAAATGGCGGTGATGTCCGTAATTTAAATGATTTGTCTGGTCAAGCTACATATGCAACTAATCCTGGAGGTACTGCACACTACGCTGTAAGAAACAATTTTAAAGATTCTACTAAAGATATTTATTCTTGGTCTACAACTACAAACAAACATTTTATGTTTTCACTTACTTACTTAGTTTAGGAGAAATAAATGAGTAAATATACAATAACAAAACATGAGTTTTCAATAGATGTAATTCGTAACTCTGACAATCATGCGTGTGGTTTTATGTGTTCCAATGTTTGGGAAGATATGGGTGAATACACTTACTATGAAGCAGATGACGATGAAGTAAAGTCAGGTGCTAAAAAAGAAGGTGATGTAAAAGCAGAGGTGCGAAAGCCTGAAGGTTGGAAACAGGAAGATTGGAACTGGGATGATGAGCTTAACAAAGTTTTTGGTGAGGTTGATGCTGACCTTAAAAAAGAGCTTACAGATTATTTTACGACAGATATAAAAGCAAAGTATTTAGCAAATCAAAAAGGTAGTTGAGTGTTATTTAATAATTTTAAAACATCTAGTGTTGGCTACATTATTAATGACTTTGAATGTCCTAAAGGAATCGTGCCTAACATAGAAAATTATTCTAATCTTATTTATAAAACTAAATGTCCAGCAGTAACAAGCATCCATAATAGATTATATTACGCAAACTCTATTTTAGATATTGATATAGAGTTTGGTGTTAAGGATAATCAGCCATACTATAACTATAATTTTACTAATGAACATCCACCTAGCGACCTTATGCATGGATTGGTTAGAAGAATTGTTCATGTACAATCGTTGAATTCTAATGCTACTATTCATCTTCAAGTAAATTCACCATATGCTTTCGTAACAGATGTAAAAAATATAGAGGTTGTATCTTTACCTATTGATGTTGAAACAGAAAACTGTGTGTATGTTGCTGGTGGATTAAAGCCTTATTACTGGGTAAGAAATTTAAGCTCTGCTTTTTTACTTAATGATAAAACTAAAATAGCTAAAGTTAAATTACGTATTGATAAACCAATATTCTTATTCTATTTCAATCAACCAGTTAATTTAAAACTAATAGAGGAAACTGAAACTATAAAATCTTACAAGGCTCAAAGTGGTGGGATTGTAAATTTTAGAAACAACCTTGAAAAATATTACATGAACGTGATTAGCAGAAGACCAAAGAAACTTTTACAAGGAATAGCAAAATGACAAAAGCAAGAGATTTAGCAAATGTAATTAGTGGGTCTGGTACACTAAATGCGAATGTTATACCAGCATTACCAGCATCAAAGATAACGTCTGGTACATTTGCTGATGCTAGACTTTCTTCTAGTTCTGTTACTCAGCATGTAGATTTGACTGCGTTATCAGCAAGCAATCTTACATCTGGTACTGTACCATCTGCACGATTGTCATTGTCAGCTAGTGATGTGCCTGACTTAGCCGCATCAAAGATTACTAGCGGTACATTCGCTGATGCTCGATTGTCATCTTCTTCTGTTACGCAACATGTAGATTTGTCGAACTTAAACGCATCGAACTTAACATCTGGTTCAATACCAAATGCTCGAGTTCCATCTGGTGCAGTTACTCAGCACGTTAGTGCGGTTACGCAAGCAAGTGGAACTTGGACACCTTCAACAAATATGGGAGCTTTTACAAGTGTTACAGCCACTTACTCACGAACAGGAAATATTGTGACTGCTACTGCACACGGAAAATGGAGTAGTCGAACAAGTAGCACAAGCACTACAGGCTTTACAATGTCTGGTCTTCCAGTTACATCAAGAAACCAAGGCACTTCTGTTGGTAGCGGTACAGCAAACTTCTATAATTCAAGAGGTTCTGAGATGTTAGTTACAGTTGTAAGCAATAGCACACAAATTAAATTCTTTTCTCACGGTTCTCCTCCTACTACCAATAGTTATTATAACTCTGCTAATTTGTATAATGCGCTAGAAAGTTCTAATGCAGAAGGCTATAAAATAACAGCAAGAAACATGCATGAAAGTTCAATGCACGGATATATGAACGCCTATTGGTGGGTGCATGTGGTGTATCAAGTCTAAATGCTCGACCCATTAACAATTAGTGCCGCTGTTGCAACAGCAAACACGGCATTTAATGGGTTGAAGCGTGCCTTTCAGGTTGGCAAAGATATTCAAAGTATGGGGAATGACCTATCCAAGTGGATGAGTGCCGCATCAGATATCGAAAATGCACAGAAAAGAGCTAAGAATCCTTCCTTCATTACTAAACTCACACGCAGAGGTAGTATCGAACAAGAAGCTGTTGAAGCATTGACTGCTAAAAAACAGCTTGAAGCACAGAGATATGAGCTACAACAGTTTATCAAGTTTAGGCATGGTGTTAATGCATGGAATGAACTTCTTAAAATGGAAGGTGATATACGAAAACGTAGGCAGAAAGAGATATATGACAAACAAGTATTGCGACAAAAGATAATTACAGTTATCGTTGTATTCTTAGTAGTGATTGTTGGTATGGGTATATTGTTAGCTTTTGTATATGGATTAGTACAACTCGATAGAGGGAACATAGGTTAATGACACCAGAAACATTAGACAAGTGGCGTATCCTCCCACGCTTGATGATGCTAGCTATGACCTGTGTTTATGTTAGGTGTATCGAGTGGGCGTTGAGTCAGCCTGACCTTACCACTCAACAGGCTGGCTTAGTGTCCGTTGTGACAGGAGCTATGACTGGCTCTTTTGCTATCTGGCTGGGTAAGGAGACTAATAATGAAGTACGCTAAGTTAACCGAACGACAGAATAAGACCATGGAAAAGCATAAGAAACATCATTCTAAAAAACACATGGTTGCAATGGCTAAGATGATGGCTAAAGGAAAGTCATTTACAGCCGCACATAAAAAAGCAATGAAAGATGTAGGTAAATGATATTCAAAGCACTACAACTTGTAGGTGGTATGGCATCTACATGGATAGAATCCAAAGCTGAGTCACAAAAACTTAACCTGGAGATAAAAAAGAAGCAGTTGACTGGAGATATCGACTGGGATTTGGAGGCTATGAAGGGCTCGCAGTCTTCTTGGAAGGACGAATACCTTGTAATTTTATTTAGTATTCCTCTGATTCTTTGTTTCTGTGGTTCTTGGGGGAGAAATATTGTAGAACAGGGCTTCAGAGCCTTAGAAACGATGCCTGAGTGGTATCAAGTAACTTTGGGTTGTATTGTAGCCGCCAGCTTTGGCATACGCTCAGTGACTAAATTCTTTGGGCTACGAAAGAATGGGAAATAATTGGGATAAACGTCGTGAGAACCTTCGCATACATAGGGATTGGGATATTAGAAACTTTAGGAGAAAAGATATGGCATTTAAATTATCACAACGGTCGCTGGATAGACTGGATGGAGTACATCCTGACCTTGTTAAGGTTGTTAAGAAGGCGATTGAGTATACGGATGTAGACTTTGGAGTTATCTATGGCGTTCGAGACCTAGAGACCCAGAAAAAATTATATGAGGCTGGCAAATCACAGACTATGACCAGCAAACATTTGATTCAGGAAGATGGTTATGCACACGCTGTTGACCTTATGGCTTATGATGGCAGTAATCCATCTTGGGATATTGTTGATTATGATAACATAGCTGATGCTATGCGTAAGGCTGGTAAAGAAGTTGGAGTTGATTTAGTTTGGGGTGCGGCATGGCACAAGCTACTAACGATGTCACCGGATAGTGCAGAGGATTTGATGAATGACTACATCGACACAAGACGAAAAGAAAATAGACGACCCTTCATCGATGGACCTCACTTCCAGCTCCACACCTAGCCAGCTAGCTTTTGACTTTGATGATTACGATGGGCCGCCTGAGTTGTGGCTAGAATACTTGTGGTCACTTCTCCCATAGCTTCTTGCGTTCTATGTACAGAGAAATAATATCCTCGAAGTTATCTGGTTTTCTTGGTGGTATTGTACTGTAGATGTTGTATGCCTCGAAACATCTGTTCTCATTGTATACTTGTTCGCTTAGTTTCTGACATTCTCTTGCAGATTCAAGGTCGATGGTGAGCATGAGAATGATAGTGTGGGTCATCTTTTCTATCATAGTATCCTCCGTTGATAAAAACTAGGAGGTCTGAGCAGTATAAGACCTCCTAGTATGTTTTAGGATGTAGTTATTTTGGAGAAAACTATGTCCCTAAAACGGTATTTCATCTGAATTGTCGTCATTGTCAACACCATTATTGGACGACATTGCATTTTTCTCAGTCAGTTTCATGGACAGAATATTACCTTTTTCTGTCTGCTTGACCCAAGCGGCAACTCTCTTTTCTCCAGAAGAGATTTCCGCTACACCAGTAAATGTCGGTGCGTTTGGTGTATCGCTGTTGTTATCCCATAGCCTACCTACCTTGACATAGATGTCTCGGATTGTAGTGCCATCAGGCATTACATCCTTGACCATTGCTATGCGTTTGGTTTCGCCCTCATCGTTAAGGCTACCAGTACCAACTAGGATTAGCTGGTCACTCTTGCTATTGAATATAGCACCAGTGTTAGTGTTATCGTATTCCATATTACCTCCGTACTAGAATGGATTTATGTCTGACTTGCCATCATCTGCTGAGTATTTGTTGTCGTGCTTACCGAGAAACACATCAGCATCACAACCGAGATGAGACAGACCTTTGGTTAGTGCATCAGTCAATGCCATTTTGCCAGCGTCTTCGGCTGGTCGTTTCATGTCCTTGTGCCAGAATGTTCTACTGCCAGCAATTGGACCAAAAATATTTTCAGGTAAACGAGTCCAGATACTTACCTTCGCTACAATCAGTATGACATCACCATTAGCTGGATAGTCATACTCTACATTATATCCCCACCCTTCACCTACTGGACCAAACTTCTCAGTCATCTTTCGTATCTGATACTGTGGGTCAATCGATGTAAACTTACGCGAACCAAAAGAAACTTTCTTTAGATACTTCATATCTGATTGCGCTAATGAGTTCCACAAATCCATGTGCTGTTTCTTCAACATGGTTGCATTGTATTCAGGGTCTTTCTTGTTCATGCGTCCTCCTTTAATTTTTCTGCATTTAATCTAGCTAGCTTGGCAATCATTCTCACATCTTGTGGATGCATTTTTAATTCATCAAACTCTCGTAGGTTAAAATGTCTGTCGTCTTCTACTATCATACTGAAATCATCATCTGGATGAATCTCAACTCTATGAATTGTTAGCCATTTGCCTGACCACAACTCTTTATCTTTTCTTCTTTTGCCTTTCATGATTGCTCCTTCACTTTGATTGTTCTTCTTTTGTCGGTTATGTTTACAGTTAATAAACTACAATCCATCTGGTATACATCAGGTGGTATGTGGCTCATCAATCTCTTCTTGGCTGACTCGTTCTTCTTTGCAGACTCAAGCGTATCAACATAGTCATGCGCGTCTGACATCCACTCGTTGTCCAAGTTCATGTCCATCTTGACCTTCCTATCAATCGCGATGCTTGAGATATCTGGGGTCTCCGCATCACGATTGCTAGGAGGTCGCTTGTCTACAACATGCGACCAGAACTCTTTGATTCTTTCCATCATTGTTGCAACGTATACTGGGTCATACCCTATGTGCTTTGACTCCCACTTTGAGTTACCAAATATTACAGATAGGTAGCACCCATCAGGTCTGACATTTTTCTTGTCGCAATATAGCTGGTGCAAGTACATGTACAACTGAATCTGTGGCATGTATCTCTCGATAACACTAGCCATATTTGTAAATGCATTTGTATGTTTTGCTTCTACGATAAAGCTCGTGCCTTGATTAGTCATCACCATCATATCTGTTGTACCTTGAAGCGGCACACCATTGCCAGATACTGATAGCTTTGTCTGGTAATGGCTCTTCGCTCCTGACAACTGAAACCCTGGCTCATGCTCTTGCTTCCACCAGTCGAGATTGAAACGCTCTGTGTGTACACCGAGCTGAACAGCTAGAACCTCTGATAAATCTTCTGGTTCGGTAAGCCCTACCTTCTCTTGGTACAGCTCCAGCCACTCTCCGTTCATGATTCTGATGGCATCTGTGCCACCGATAAATCCTTGTCTATCCATAGTTTTCTCCTTATTTATATGGCGATTGTAGTCTCACTTCTGCAACTGGTCAACAAAATAATCAAACCTATCGAGATAAAATCTGCGTCGTTCTAGCTCTGCTTTTACCAGTCCGTATACATCTGAGTAGGGTGGAAGTATGCGAAATGTTTTGATGGACATGTTGTAGATATGCATGATGCAATCAGCTGGCAAATCAACCAGACTCTCAATCATAATCTCAACACGTTCACTACACTCATCCATACTTGTTTCGTATGGACGTTGGAATAGATACTTCCAGCGACTAAATAGCTGGCGAACTCTATCCGGTCTATGTGGTGTCAGGTATGCTTCGACATTTGCTTTGGCGGCAAGAGCATCGGCAAGCTTGGTACAGCTGACATCGAGCATGCGTACACTTACAGACTCAAGAGCGTTGAGTTCTCTTACTAGCTGTTCGTTTGCTTTGGCTGGCGAACGAAATGAAAGGAGGGTGGCAACATTGCCACCATTCCCAATAGATACTACTTCTGACATTATGCACTCCTTGATTTGATTGCAGCTTGAACTAACTCAGAATATTCTGGTAAAGTTTTTTCCAGAACATCAGTCAATGCTTTGATTTTTGTATTAGCATGCTCTTTACGCATAGGCATTTCAAACACACTTAACTCATTTAATAATCTAAGAGTTGTTCTCCCAGACTTGTAAGAGTTTTCAACTTGATAGTTGTTAGCAACAGTTGTGATTTTAAAATACATTGCAAAACATTTGTTAGTCAGGTCTTGAATTTTCCATAGCTGTTTGCTGGTCGATAGCTCTGAATGTTCTACCTCACCAGAGGTATCTCCATACAGATACTTCGCCTCAATTTTTGATAATGGTTTAAGATTTTCAAGATGATTTATAACTTTCATGTTATCCTCCAATAAGTTTTTTAAATGTTGATTCCCATACTCGGTCACTAATTATTACACAGTATCTAGGGTCGCCAGCTTTACGTTTGCAGACTGCCATATCCCTATCTTCTAGGAGATTGAATACGTTTGGAAACGAACTCTTGTCTCGATACTTTACTTCTACAAAGAGAACCTGACCATCAATCTCGATAGTCAAATCCCCTTTGTATTCACCACCTAAACTGCCCGATAGTGGTTGTTTCTTTGTCTTTATTCCTAACTTATTCCATAGCTTTAGAAACCATCGTTCGTGATAGTTTCCTTTTGCTTTATTTTTGCTAACCATGTATCCTCCCTATAGCATTTGTCACATATCAAACTGCTCCTATATAGAAAGACTACAAAGTATTGAGTCTGCTCACCACAAGCATCACACTTTTGCCATGCTCTTACTGCCTCTCCTTTATTTTTTTTGGAGCGTCGCAAGCTGGTAAATAGCTCGTTCAATCTTGATAGCAGTTGCATAGCGTAGTTCTGTGCCTTTCCATTGTCTATAGTAAGTGGTCTTTGATAGACCAGCCCAGTTAAAAGCATCACGCAAACTGACCTTCTGATTCTCTGATTGAACTGTTAGTTGTTCCAAATAACTTTTCATAGATTCTAGGTCTACTACGTCTTGCCTCTAAAAGCAAGTATCTATTGATTGTTTTGTTACCCAATGCGGTAATGAAATATTTTTTGATACTCCCAGCCTTGTTGTTTGCATACAACACTCGCTCGTAGTCATGAACTTTTACAGCTATTATGAATCCATATTTATGTTCTAATGTATGCAGAGTTGTGCTGATTGTACCTGGCTTGAGGTCAGGTAGTTCTTTACGAATAATTCTATTTGTTATTCGTGGAGGTTTTGGGTTTGACTTGTCGTGATATAGCTTTATTGTTGCTAGTATACGAACTTGATTAGACGAAAGTTTTTTCATGATAGTATCCTTCAAACTGGGGAGGCTCGGCACCTCCCCTTTTTTGTATCAGACCACGCTGGTTACTGTTTGGTGGTTTGTGCCAGAACTGATACATGTTATGGTTGCATTGCTCTTTCAGTTAGGTCTTCAATAACCAAGTCCATTAGAACTTCCATTGGAACATTAGTTGTTTTGATACCTACTTCATCACAATAGTTTAGTAGCTCGAGGCAAGGCATTGAGTTAACCTTGTCCTCGATACCAGCTAGTATCATATCATTGACTGGATGTGACATCATCGCTCCCATAGTGTATTGTACGACCAGCTACTTTGGCTTCACCATTGGTCGGTACATTGGTTTCATTTCTAGTGTCGTCTACAAATGCGTAGTAGTCTACAATTTCTTTGATAGCATCTTTGACTCTACCAAAATCATAACGAACACTGCTCGATGGTATGCGTTGTTCGTCTTCTGATAATGATTCATAGAATAGCATATCTCTACGCAGTCTTTCTTCTAGTGTTACCATTTCTTTTCCTCGTACTGTTTTCATTAGAATAGTTCCTTCTGCTGTGGCTCATCGCCTAGTTTATGTTTTAAGCTGGACAGAAACTCCTCATTGCTTATAGGAGTATCACAATGAGTTGTACCTCCGTAATGCTCTGACTTTCGCGCAAGCATATACGAACGATACCCAGTTTCTGTCAGCGGACTCTTTACTGTATTACCATTTACATCGGTTACATTGAGTTCGAAGTGGTCAACTACATAGGGCATACCATGCTCTGAATAGTTGAGATAGTCACGACTCACTCGCACATCGTGTGTCAAGTTATGCCACACGAATGTTCCTACATGTTCAAATTTCTTGGAAGTGTTCATCAGCTCTGTCTTCATAGTACTTCCTGTCCTTCTTGAAGTATGCTTTTGGAAGCGGTATATCCTTGCCGCTGTTGGCAAGGTTATACTGGTATGTTTGAGCATGCTCCTTCTTGAACCTCTCTTCTAGCCAATACTCTGCAAAGTGTGCATCGCCGTCTTGTTTTATCAATGTGACAATCCGAACTCCATCCTCTTTGATGTTGAGTATCTGAGCTGACAATCTCATACAGCCATACTGAAAGAGTGCTTCTTTCGGTGTGATACCACCATGAGTCTTCAGATGGTGCAGTATCTTATCCTTCTGTGTTTTATATCTGTCCATTAGTTTACCTCCGTGACAGTTGTTGTGAATTGTAACTCTTGAACTGGTGAATCAGGTCCACTCTCGATGTGGATATCGAGAGTACGGCAAAGCTCTGGCGCATACACTCGCTCCAAAGTCTTGATGACGTTTTGCTTCTGGTCGTAAAACTTTATTGTGTAATCATCTGCCCAAGTAAGGTCGACATCAACGCGACCTTTGTGCTTGAAGCCATTGGTATTCATTTTGATACCAGCTCTGCGTTCCTTTGATTCCGGCAACGCAAAGCAGTTGTGACCAACGATTACTCCCCAGCAGTTCATTGCATTTGGGTCTGCATATTGAATCTGCTTTAGGATTTCTTTTGAATAGTAAAATGTTTCTTCGTTCATAGCTTTCTCCACTTATGATTATAGATTAATAGTTCAACTAATTCAACTCGTTACTTGCAACGTACCCATAGTCGCTGACTTGGGTTGCTTCTCCATGTAGTATAGAACACCCATCGCCATTGCGTCAGACAATCGAGAATAAACTCGGCTGTCGCCACACGCGACATCGACCAGTTCATACATGGTTTTTTGTGGGTCTTTACAGTATGTCATCCATATCTGTATGTCACCATTGTTTAGTAATCTGTGATACTTTACGCTGTTGAGTTCGCTGTCGAACAGGTGGTCAACACCCCAGTATCTTCCAACTTCATATAACTTAAGCATAGCTTTCTCCTTTAAAAACAACGTCCGAATAACACGGCCTTTCCAAGCGTCAAGGTCGGCGAAGCCGCCGAAGGGAAACCTTTACGCGAGATGGAAAGACTGTGTTATCGGAACTGATTTATTTGGCAATCATCAATCTTTTTTCATTGGTGTGAAACGAAATGTCCACGGCGCAACACTCGCGCCGTGTCGCGTGCCTTGACTTGGACGGCATCGCGAGAGCGTGAGCGCGAGCGATGGTTGTCATTGCATGCGAAGCATGTAGATTTCGTGGGTCTACTTGCCTACAAGGCAAGTAGAATCACAGCTATCATGTACAAAGTACATGCTAGCATAAAGAAATTGATGAGAGCGTAGCGAATCATTATATATCTCCTGAAAAGAGAGCAGTACCCATTGGGTACTGCTCGAGTTGAAGGTTTAGCTGTCGATGCCATCGGCTTCGTCAGCTTGCTCTTTGAGCTTGGACTCAGTAACTTGGTTACTGAGTACCTTGCGTGTCTTTGCATTAGCTCGGATTTGGTCGAGCAAGGCTTGCTCTTGCTCAGCAGAAGCTGTGTCAGCTTGTGCTTGCTTTTGTGACCAAGGAACAAAAGCCTCTCCTTGAGTTGCCTTGTACCAAGCTTCGACAACTGATTGAATCTCGTAGAGGCGAGTAGCAGTTGCGGTATTGGTGTCTGACCTTTCAATGTCATGCTC